ATGAGGTCGTCGATGTAGTCCTTCATTGTTCCTGCGTCCATCAGAATGGCTCCTCAGGTGAGTCTTCCAAATCATCTTCGTGTGTCGCCATCACCGGCAACGGTGTGCCCTTCGGAGCCCAAAACGCTTTGTCGCCGTTTACATCCTTAAACCAAGGACGTTTCGGGTTTGCAGCGAGTCCGTTGCGGTTGTCCCACACTTGTGTCACGCCTGCTTGAGCCGCTTCGAGAACAAGCCAATCGGGTATCGGGCCCCACTGGTCTCCTTTGATGGTGACACCATCCGTCTTTGCCGATGAGGATTGTGTTATACGCATCTTCGGGCCAGCGTTCTGCACTTTGCTCATCTCTTCACGCGATGGGCGTTTGTTTACATCGGTGCCAGCCATGCCAGCGTTAGCCAATGCACGGCCCACAGCAGAGGTCTCACAGTTCTCGACATGTGACGTTCTGTTTACATTGCCAGCGCCACGAACCTCTTCTGCGTAGCCAGTAGCAATGCACATGTCACCGAGCCACAGTTCTGCACGAATCACGCAGATATCAGCACCGGGTACTGAAACCATGTGAGTAATCGTGCGCGGGAAACCATTTTCGCCTGCCTTGTAAAGCGCATAGCGACCTTCCAGCCAGCGCATTTGTCGTGCTGCTACTGGTTCGTAGTCGTCAAGATTAAATCCCATTTGCGGCCGCCTTCTTTGCTTCGCGCTTTGCTTTTGCAGCTGCTGCCTTCTCCGCTTTGATTCGTTCATCTTCAAGAATCTTTTTTAATTCTCCAATGGTTTCACGCATTGCGTAACGCATCGCATCGGAAAGACGCTTGACGATTATTTCCCCGCTCGGATAATAAAAGGTTTGCCCAATCAAAGATTCGAGAGCTTCGACGTCCTCGGTAGGCAACTGGACCGAAACGGTCTTGGATGGTTTCTTCATTATTTTTTTCTCCTGGTTTATTTTTGGGATGAGACACGCCAGTTAGACGCACCCTTGCCACCGTTCCAAAGGACGGCTGCGACTTTTAAGTTACACGAAAGGACTCTCAGACTTTTAACCACCTGGTTATAAGGGCGATTGCACGTCCGAGCCGTGAGCGATCTCCAGCTGCTGTTGATTTGGAGAGCGCCAATATCTCTAGACCCGTCTCCGTTTGGCTTGGAGACAACGTCCACGATGCATCGACTCTCGCGCCATGCGAGGCGGTCGAAGACCGGAACGGGTAGGCCGTGCAAGCGGAACATGGCGTGGAGCTGCGGGCATTTCCACTGGGGTGCAGCTTGTACTTGCATGGGGGGGATAAGTACGGCGAATAGTGCGAAGCACAACACATAGCGTTTCAAACTTCTCTTCTTTGTTAGAGGGATAGGTCAGGCTCGTCGAGCCACAGGTCTTCGTCTTCGAAGTTCCAGTCGTATGGCGGGTCTTGCCATTGGGTTTCAATGTCAAGGGCGCTGTATAAACCGTAGACCAAGAAACTGAAAAAGACCAGTAGGGGCACGGTCACGAAGAAGATCATGCGAGCGCCTTCCTTCCTTCGTCGGTGATAGTGCAGACCTGCATGGCTGAGCCTGCGCTAGAGAGCCTTGTAACGCCCGTAGGGACGATTAAACCCTTGGCGCGTAGTTCGCTGCACCGTTTCCAGTAGCAGCACTTTGGACGGCTTAGAAGCCCTGAGAAGAGTCCAGCCTCCTCATCGGTCAGGCCGTCTCTGTGGGCGTACTCTGCGAGCAGCTGCATTGCCTGGGTGGTTCGGCGTGGCTTGACATCGCCAGCGCCTTCGACGGAGGTGATTGGATCGGCACTACGGAATAGTGGCAGGTCTTCAAACATTGTTTTCTTCTTTCTTGTCGCCTGGTACGACTCCCTCAGAATATAAAACTTTTAGCGAGAGGTGGTGGATGGGCGATGAAGAGACACCCACCCACCTAGCAAAGCGGGACTACCAGGACCCGCTATGCGTTTGGTTTGGGGAGTGCGCGCCAGGCTGCTTCGAATGCGTCAGCTGCTGCTGCGTCATTTCCCCAGGTGTTATCAAGTTCGACGTGCAACCACTTGCCTCCGATGGAGCCCGCGTTATCCGATGCGGTAAACACCTTGACGCCTTTCATGCCTTCACCTCTGGAACAGCGATAACCACGTCCGTATTTTCCAAAGCTGTATTGATGATTCTCGGAAAGTCGAAGCTCTTTGGAGTATTGCACAAGCCACAGGAAAGCCTCTTCAAGAACCTTTGGATCAGAATGTCCGGCATCAAGTGCCCACCCCGTCGCATGCGTCGATAATGCGCCTTTGGCTTGAGGGTTGCGGACGGGACGATTGGCATATATGCCAAGGTTCTTAAAGCCCCAACGGCGACTCATCAACTGAAGTAGGCGTTCCATTACTGGCGACGCTTTTTTTCCGTCGTACGCGGGATAATACAAATAATCACGGGGCACTTGGCGGATCCTTTGGCGGATTCTTCAAACCATTACCAGCTACGAGGCCCACCAAGGCCCCAGCAAGTGTGGAAAGTACGTACGTGAGGATGCTGACCATTTCTTGGTCTAACTCACTGGCTTCAACTGGCTGCACTACGAATAGAACGCCGTAGATCATTGCCAGTACTGAGACGATAAGAACGAACGAGAGCGAGATAGCGACTGTGAAAACTAGTCGTGCTTTTATTTCTTCGTTGTTGAGTCGTTTCTCAAGTTTCATGGGCATTTCCTTTCTAGGAAACCGTTGGCTTTGGTGGTTTCGCAGTTTTCGCGGACACGGTCAGCGCAACTACTTAGGGTCAGGCAGAGCGTCAGCGTCAGCAGTAGGCGCTTCATGTGTCTCCTCAATGGGTGCGTCTATTTCGTAGATTTCAAGACTGCCCGATGACCAGTCGTGGACGGTTTGTTTTTCTGTGTTGCTCATTAGTTTTGGTATCCAAACACTTGGTATTCGACTGTTGCAGTTCCGGTACTTGTAAACAACTGAAAGCCTGTGAACTGGTTAGTAGTTCTGTTTGCCCCGCCCACAATGTATGGGAAAGAAAAGTTGGCATTAAGAATTGTTCCCGTGTGGATTGTGAAATCGGCTTTGTTTGGGTTGTAAATGTCAAAAGATAAAGCCGTCATGCTTGAACTGCCAATGCCAAAAAATTGAGCGTCATTATTTGAGCGTTGGTAGTACAGGGTTGCATCAGCGGAAAAGTCCGCGCCAATTCCTGATTGGTAATAGTTGGTGCTAGTAGGCGTAGTGCCTACTAGGTACTTCATATCTACTCGGTTAGTTGTTGAACGAATCGTGACATTTAACAAGACTCGGTACTGCTTGTAGTCCGAACTGAACACGCCCGTGACATTGCTGGGAGTGGTGGTCAGCGACAATGTACCGCTAGCCACTTTCCACAAGCCAACGGCGTTCATATCCTGAGCGCGTAAAACCTCGCCCACAGAAAAAGATGGATAAGTCATAAAGCCTCCTAAAAGCCCAATCTGTTGTTATCTAAAGTTCCGAAAACGGCGTCATTAAGTCGGAGAAAGCGGTACGCCTCAGCCGAAGAAAGTTGAAGAGTGACCTGCGTGGCAGACGGAGAAGCCGATACAGAAGCACCCTCGACAACACAATTATAAGAAGTACCACGTAATGCCACAGTTACCTGGCGACCGGGAACTAAACTTTCCACCCAATCATCATTGAGTTGAGCATCAGCCACAAATGTGATTGACAGAGGGCGCACAGTATTTAAATTAATTGTGTTCTTTATGTAAGCAGAAAGATTAGTCGCCTGAGTACTTGTCTGATCCAGGGTCTTGAAATTCAAAACTGGTCTAGTTGTTCCAGACGAAACGGCCGCCAAACCTTCGGGCTCGACAATGACAGTATTTGCCACATAATCGCCGTCGTTAATAAATTCAATAGAGCTGTACTTTGAAACAACTTCTGCGGTTGCAACTGTTCCATCGTTGAAATTGCAATAAACCGTAAATGACACGGAGTCTTGTCTTGAAAGCAACGACACAACTCCAAAGATGTCAATTATTCTTCCCTGTTCGGTTCTAACCAATTCCTGGACAACGTCATTAATAAAAGTTGAAACAGCATACGTGTTAGCCGATACGACGGAAGATCCTGTTGAAAATGTTGCAGCAATTCCGTAGGTGTTCAAAAGATTGTGGGCCTGTCTTGTGGTGTCCCATCCAGCAGTTGTTGAATATGTACTCGTCAGCTGCTGTTCGGAAATTTTGCCAATCATGCCCACACCGTTTAGTGACCAGGTGTCCAAATTTGACACAGTTCCGTAAGTCCTTGACAGACTTTTAACTGTGAAAACAAAGAAAGTTGAATAGGGCAAAGTTCCTGCGCGAGAGATTAATTCAACTGTAAATTCCGTCCCCACTTCTTTAGCCACAGCAGGCAAAGAGTCAGGCAGGATTCCGTTTATTTGAACTGTGGCAGTCTGAAAATCATCTGTTGGTTGTGTACGTCCATAGTTGAAAGACACGGATTGGACGTTGTCAATGGTGTAGGCAACCCCACCGGAATACGCTTTGCATTCCCAGTAATACTTAGCGCCCATTAGCCCTTGACTCGAATCGGGATGGAACCGTTGGTTTTCATCCACTTTTTAAGGGCGTCAACAACAGCTTGGGGATCAGCACCCTGAACCTGAATCGTGACGTTGTTGTTAACCGTCGCAACGCTTGCCCGACCCAATGCGTCGACGTCTCCCTGTGCGCCAGCAATGGCCGTACCGAACACGCCAGTAGCTGTGACATCACCGAAGGATTGCCCCGCAGACGCCAGCCCAGCCAAAGAAGAACGAAGGGTGTCAATGGTCATCGGTCCTGTGCCGTTGATTAGGTCCGTGGCTACCTGGTTACCAGCCACAGGTCCAAGGTTGAGCAGCTGCTGAATACCAGCCTGACCTAATCCACGTTCAGCAAGTGTTTTAAGTTTTCCTGCAAACTGCGAAGCAGCTGCAATATCAGCAGCAAACTTTGCGGAGTAATCAACACGGGCTGATTGGGCAGCCGAAACCGCGCCTTCTGCGGACGCTACGTCCAGCAAAGCCTGAGCGTACTCTTCCGCGTCATAGGTCACCTGGTCATTAGCTCCAAAACCACGGCGCTTTCGTTCTGCCTCTAAAGCGTTTAGTCGAGCGTAGGCATCGGCTCGGTCTTTCAATGCCTCGTTGTATTTGTCTTCAGAACTTTGGGCAGTAGAAACAGCATCCGAAAGAGAAACGAATCCAGTCACTTGATCACGAAGGCTGGAGGCAAGACTGCTGGCTTCGTCTTTAAGGTCGGTGACTTTTTGCTTTGCGGCTTCTAGCGCGTCCTTGAGATTTGTGCGGGCGGTGTCGGCAAGTTTCTGTGCGGCGGTCTTTGCTTTGTTTGTGGTCGTTGTGAGCTTCTTTGTTGACTCTTCAACCTTCATAATTGAGCGGTTGTATTTGCCCATCATGGTTTCATCAAACTTGCGGAACTGAGCGGCGCTTCCAGTAGCAGCGTTGCCAGCGTTCTCTAAAGAGGTAGCGGCTTTGTCTGCGAAGAAAGCAAAGTCTTGGAGACCTTTAACACCTGGCACAAGTTCGCGCACCAAATAGCCGATGGCGTTTCCCCAGCCGTTGGTGTTGCCTTCAGCATCCTTTGTGCGGGTCGCTAACTCTGATCCAATAGTGGTCAAGTCCTGAAGTACTGGAGAAAGCTTTCCGCCTGCGGATTCGGTCAGTTCGTCAAAAGCAATTTGGAGCTTCTTGAATCCACCCTCAGCACTGTTAGCAGCTTCGTCGGAAGCGCCTGCGATGATGGGGCGAATCTCGCGCATTGCACTTTCAAAGTCTTTCGACTTGATGGTGCTATCAGAGATAGCAAAGCCCATAGAGCGGAGAGCTTTGAAGTTGCCCTGGTAAGCCTTGCCGAGCGCGGCAGTAACGTCAGCCAAAGGTCGAGAAGTGGTCGCCGCAATATTTAGCGCATCGTTTAAAAGAGTCTGAGAAACCGTCTGATCCTGTGTGATTCTTAAAAGATTGGACAGGGCCGGACGAAGCTCATCATCCGCAATAGCGGCTTCCATGGAAAGGGCGGATAGGTAATCTTCCGTGGCGCTGATCTGTTGAGCGGTTGCGTTCGTTGTGTTGCGTAACGTCAGGGCTAGCAGCTGCTGCGATTTTGCGTCCTCGTTAAATGCTTTGACGGCTTTGGTAGAAGCACCGACAAGGGCGGTGACTGCGACTGTGGCGCTGACGTTTGAGGCCACCAAACTCTTAAGGGATTTCTGCGCCTTGTTAACGCCACCATCGGCGTACTCCGTGATAATCGGAATGATGATTGACATGAGGGCTCCTAACCTTGGACAATTCTACGATTAGTGGCTTGTTCAATGCGGCGAACTAGGACAAGCATTTGGGCTTGAAGATCAGGAATGGAATCTTGGACGGCTGGGTACATGTACCGCGAAGGACCTTTTCCGTTTCCTGACCTGTGGTTCTTGTCGACACCTTCCAAAGATTCCTCAAAACGCTTAGTGGGATTTGTCATCCCACCCTTCTTGCCTGCCATGTCGTAAATGGCGCCTGCTGCGTTGCTTTGGATAATGCTGAACATTCGATAGGCACGGTTGCCACGGCGCTTCTTGGCAGGTCCTCCCAGTTTGAATGTAATGCCCCTGAGAGCCCTTGTGGGGTCCCAACGAGTGTCTAGGCGACCTTTGATAAGGGGGCGCTTATTTCCCATCCCTGAGAGCGGTGTGAGAGCGGGCTTGTTTCGGCGTCGTCCGCCTGGACGGTCAGCTTGGAAAGAAGAAGAAACGGAAGCCTGCCAGCGGAATTCTTCCTTTGCCTTCTTCACCGTGGGGGCAGCAATCTGTCGAGCTTCCTTGCGGAAAGTCTTAACCGTCTCAGGTTCAACCTTTCGCAATTCTTTTAACGCCTGCTCTAGGCCGCGTATTTTTGTATCGGCTCTGACGTTTGCCACTAGGAGTTTCTTTCCTTAATCATCTGTTGAAGGCTAGAAATAACCTCAATCGGCATTGAGACGATTTCCGAGTACGGAATACCGGCGAGGATTAAAGCTGCGGTGATTCCGTGGACACCGCTTCGCCAAAAGGGACGCGCTCCACTCGGTAGCCGACTGCTTGAATTTGCTTGCCGAAAGTTTCAAGCGGACCGACTGGTCCGATCTGCTTATGAGCGAGCCAAGCAAGAGTCGTTAAATACTTTGTGGAGATGTTGTCGTCGACTGCAACCATGAGGGTCGTGTCCTGGTGAATTGTTTCAAACAACAGGCACGACTCCCAGGTGAGTGTCGTTTCGTTTTCGCTGCCATCTGTCAGCACGGTGGAGATGATGAGCTTAAACATTAGGGGGTGGTGACTGTGGTAACTAGACCGGTGAATGTCATTGAGAACGAGGCAAGGTCACCAACGGCTGTTGCGTTGACAACTGGCATATTTCCTGACCAGCCGCCAGTCATGCGGAACTCCGGGTTGGTTGCCGAGATGGTCGTTGCCACTGGCTTGACTTGAATCTCTGTGTCGCCCTGTCCAAGTTCTGCAACCAAAACTGCATAGGTTGCTGATGCTGAGAAGTCAGCGTTGCACTCAATGGTGATGGTTGACGACTGAAGACCTGGGATTTGCTGATGAGCATTCGAGCCCATCGGGGTGCTTTCAACTGCGTCGTAAACCACGTCAACGACTACTGAGCGAACCCAGCCGGAGATGTCAGTTGCTGTTGCTACTGGACCAACCTTGACGGATGCGTTCTTAAATACGAATGGTGCTGGAGGCATTATTCTGCTTCTTCTTTCTTTGTTGCGGTTTGCTTAACGATGGCTCCCGTTATGGAAAGCCGCTCGATCTCTTCTGGTGAAAAGTCAGCAGAGTCGATTGTGAGACCCTGTTCTAAATTTTCAATGTTGTCTGCTGTGACTTTGTATTTCATAAGTTCTCCTAGTACGCAAGATAGTTCACGTTGCAAATGTACGCGGGCAATGTCTGACCATCGTTCCCGTCGTAAGTGCCTGGCGTAGCGTTGACCACGTCCACGGTTTTAATAATCGTGTCAATGATATTGCAGAGGTAGACCTCGGCATCGAGGTTCCCAGGCGGAGGAGCCACGGCCGTGACCTGAAACTCCACCATCATTTGAGGCGACACGCTGTTCAGCGTTGGGGTGTTGATTGTCGGTGGCGACACGATGACTCCAAGCGGGCGCACGTTGCGGGAGTCATTAATCACGACAAGTCCAGCAGCTGCGAGTTCTGCGCAGAGACGATCACGGGCGTCGTTGATTGCACCCATTAGGCGACCTGCGCCCTGTTGCATCCCCACAAGCGGAGAATCTCACCCATGGCCACGGCAGGACCGCCAGCTGACATTGATTCAAAAGCTGCAAAACCTTCGTACCCGCTAGTTCCGCGGGCCCTATAAAGACCGCCCGCATACATTATTGTTCCGAGCTTGACATCTGCACTTGGAACCGTCGCTAGTGCATCGGTGTACCCGCTGGACCTTCTGCGACGGAACGCAAGCGCGTTAGCGGCATCCGTGCATACCGTAACGAAAGCGGTGTCATTGGCGGTTGCGGGCGAAATCCCCAACCAGTCCAAGACGTTTTGATTTGTGATCCATTGGCAGGAAGGCGTGAACGAAACCGTGCCGGTTGCAACTGAACGCTCTAGGTCTTCGCCTGCATCAATAAAAATTATTTGATTTTCACGAATGACGCTGTAATCAAATTCAAGGTCACCTTCGTATGTCTGCCCTAGAAATTCATAAGGCTCAGTCGAAATAACCAGGTGGCTACCGTTGAGGTTGTGTCCCGCGCCTGCAACGGTAACCGTGTCCTGAGTTTGGACATTGGTGTCAACAAAGGTTTGCAGAACAACGACGTCGTTCAACCGCGTATGGAAGGCGAGGTTGTAAGTGGCCATTGTTCTGCAGTCCTTTTGCTAACCGTCTATCAGACGAAAGCGGCCTTGATGCTCTTGGATGGGTCAATGACTTTTGCAGCGAAGTAACCGCGGAAAGCAATCTGACGTGAAAGCTGTGAAGGCTGTTCAACGCTGATTGCGCCCTTCTGCTGCTCCCAGCACTCAATGCCTGTTGGGTCCATGATGACCATGTCTGCAGCGCCGAGGTTGCGGTCAACGACTAGACGAAGACCGAACGCAACTGCGCTGTCTGAGCCTGGTGTCATTGTGCCGTAGGCGTTCATTGGTCCGACCTGTGGGAAGAGTGGGCGATCCTGTCCGTCCACGAGCTGGCCGAGGTACTGGAAAATGTTTGGAGACACAGCAAGAGCTGAAGGCAAGTTGCCATTCGAGCCGGTGAGAATGTCTGCAGCTGCTTGGTACATCCAGCGAACCCATTCGGCTGGGTCGGTGATGGATGCGTTTGTGAAGTTGTTGCTGTTGGTTGTGCCAGTTACAAGTTCGGAACAAGCGAGGAGATCGGTGCGGTCCGCATATACGCGAGCCATGTCGTCCAACAATGCGCCGAGGACCTCAGGTGAAGACCAGTCCATTGAAGCTTCAGAGAGCTCAACGTAGCCGCCCTGGATGGTCTTTGTGATTTGCACGTCGTCCACAACGAAAGCTGATGCTGTGATGGTGGTGTTCTGTGTTGCTGTTCCGATGCTGTTGTGTGTTGTTACGACAGGCCGGATAAAAATGGCCCCAGCTTGAGGCATTGCGCGAACGCCTGTGGCGTCGATGAGAGGGCGTCGCCCCTGGAAATTGTTATACACGGGAGCCACGATTGGGGTGGGGACAATGCCAGGAATGTCACCGGTAACCACGTCTGGAGCGGCGGCGCGGATGTTTTCGTTCATCTGTGCGAAGTCGTGTCCACCGCGAACGAATGACGCGATGTATTCGGCAGCTGAAGGAAGTTTGAATTCTTGCTTCGGTGCTGCAAAAAGGATGTTGGTTGGGACAGCGGCCTCAACCGCTGCTGGGGTTTCTTGTGTTGCCACTGCTGGTTCCTCCTCGGAATCTGTTGTTGTGGGTTCTTCTGTTTCTTCGGGTTCGGCTGCAACTACTGTTGCAACTTTTGCCGTGGCGAAAGCGCCGAATGGAAGGAGTGATAATTCCATCCAACGCCCTGCCGTTACGATCATGACGTTTTCATCGTCTGTACCGACTTTGCCAAACGTGTACTCAACTGGCTCCACGCCAACTGAGACCGAATCGTAATACTCGCCTGGACCAGCCATAGCGAGAATCGAATCTCGCTCAGCGCCCGGTCCGACTCTTGCGGCGAAGAGCATGCGCTCGCCGTCGTCTTCTCGACTGAACACCATGCCCAAAGGCTTTTCAGGTGAATGGTCAAGCATGAACTTAGGTGCAGGTCCGTCGGTGGGAAGAGAGCCAGGAAGGAATTTGACACGCTGACCGCCTGAGACGGTGGCGACTGTGTTCCATTCCACGGCTACACCTTCCACGGTGCGCTTGGGGGTCCCGTCAGGACCTGCGGCATTTACGCTGAACGAGCCAGCGTTTAGTTCAAGTTTCATGATGGCATGCTTTCCATTGGATCAGGTAGGTCGATTGAGTTTTCTTCCATTGAGTCATCTAAATATTCGGAGACGTCAAGACGGCAGAAACGGCCACGAGGTAAGACGTTGTCCATTGACAGAGTTTGAGAGATGCACTCGATGTACTGCTTGGCGCTGAGATACAAAGCGCGCTGCGACTCTTGGACGTTGGTGTACGTCATGCCCGTGCCAGCGTCAGCGCCGACAAGAACTTGTGGCACGTTGCAAAGGTTTGCTAGTTCCGTCATCTGATGCTTACGAGCCTCTACCAATTGCAGCTTTGACGGGTCAGAGTTGAATTCGTGCCAGGTAACTGAACTGTTTAGGGCGGCGATGGCGTTGCGCTGGCGAGCTGCACTCCAACCTGCTACCAGGTCGGAAAGTTCGTCACCGTCTAGCGGTTCAGAATTTGGCGTCTGCTGAAGATAGCCAGCCGTAATTTCATTCGAAGCAAAACGCATTGCTGCATTGTCAAGACGGTTGGAAATTTCAATGGCGCGGTTGCCCATTGTGAGCCACGACTGAATAGGCGAAAGGAAAGTGATGACGTTCTTGGGATCAAGAGGAATTCCGTTGAACTCAATCTCGGTCGGTGAAGTCCAGTATTGGGGACCTGGCATGTTTGGAAGGCTGACGTCTGCAGCGGGAATCCATTGAAAAGTCAGGGGAAAGCCGGTGACAGAACTTCTAGAAGTAACCAACCAGTGGGCCCTGCCAAAAAATAAAAGGTCGTCCGCCGTCCACGCAAGGATGAACTGGCGGGTGACTTTTGGATCAGGTCGGCTCATCCATGTTTCGCCTGGAATCATCATCTCTTCGTATTCGCCAGCTGCTTCGTCCCACATAAGTGAGTACTGCTCAATGGGCAAACCTGAAATTAAAGAAACGATGAGATCACGCGCACGGGAGATAGTTGGAATTTGAATTGCTTGGTCGCGCTTCCAAGAACCAGTCCAAGAAAAATAATCGCCGATGCCGTTGTACGACATGCCGACGGCAGCCTTGATTGGTTCAGCAGCGAACGCTGGAGGTGCGGCTTTTGTGCGCGAGAAAATTCCCATCGCTGGTGATTCTTACACGAAAAACAAGTCTTGTGTGCAACTTTCCAAAGATAAAGATTTTATGGCGAAAAGGCGAAGGCGGTTCTGTTTTGTGATTTTGGTTTTCCAGCAAGAGCAACACTCCACACAAACGCGCGACACAACTCAATTGGTCCAGGTGACCTAGCGGAACTTAAACTCATGTGCCCCTGGTGGCGCACAATCACCGCGCGGTTGACTTGCTCAATTAGTAGCTCTTCACCTGTGTGACGTGTCTGCCCTGAGATAATCATTGACCGGACAACGGTGGTCCACTTCTGAAGTTCACGGGTCCCGACAAGAGTTGCTGACGCTTTTAACGATGGCGGGATGTGAATGTCAAGAGCTGCACCCACGGCGATGCTCATTCCCTTGTGACGTTTTTTGGATTCCTCGGTGGCGGTCCACAAGTCGCGCAACGTCTCGACAATGAACTCCACAGTTGTTAAAACTTTGTCGCCCACCTCAACAGATCGGACGCCCACGAATCTTTGGTCGTCTTGTGAAGCCTCGATAGCGAGCCAGCCACCCTCGACGGGTAACTCGCCTGCGTCGCCCAGCTGCACAAAATGTCCTGCGTCAATCCATGAGCGGTGACCGGCAATCCACAAGTTGACCGACGCACGAAGGAAAGCGTTCATGTTTGAACCCTTGGACTCTTCCTCGATCGTTTCCATTTCAAGAGTCGTTCCCAAAGCAGGGTTGGAATACTCCCAAGCCTCAGGACTCATCGGGTCTAAATCAGCGGGCGGGCTGTACTCGGCGTAGTAAAGACGTGACCGTTTGCCCGTGTCAATCTCTGCGATGCCCTTCTCACGCATACGACGAAACACGACCGACTCGTCAACCGTGCCAGCAGTCGACCAGCAACTCATCAAAGGATCACGGCGGGCTCGCATTGTCGGAACCAGCGCGTCGTCAATCGACTCAGGCGAACAGCCGAAAAGTTCGTCCACGAAAAGTAAGTCCACGCTGAGGCCGTGACCAGCCGAAGGCGTCGCAGCGCGAACAATCCACCTGGAGCCAGGGAAAGAACCGTCAGCCGACGCGGGAATCTCGACAGACTGGCGACCGTAAGAATAAATAACCTTGGCGTCAAAGTACTCCTCAAGAATCCCCGCCAGCGAGTTAAACATCTCCGAGGCAAGGTCCAAACGGTGAGCCGTCGAGACAACAGTCTGACGCTCGCCCCGGTGCGCTGGCATTTTCAAAAGCCAAAACAGAATTAACGCCTGGCCACAAATCGACTTGCCATTTTGACGCGCCACGGAAACCACCGACTGGCGAAACATCATGCGACCATCAGGCTGCAAAGCAAGTTGATCGCCCAGCACAAGCTTCTGCCAATCCATAAGTTCAACCTTCAAGATGTCACGAGTCAGTTCGACAAGCTCATCCAAATACCGACGGTCACCACCCTCCGTGTTCGTGCGCAATCTTGGGTAGTGTCGGACGTTTTGGACGTCATCACGGGAAACCCTTGCTGTATATGGGGCGGATACAGAAATGGAATCT